ATGACTGACACAATCCCAGTGGGGGAGTTTGATCCAACCAAACAGTTGGATCAGATGCGCGAAATCTATGCGCAAATCAAAGACGATTTAATGACTATTGTTACCGCCATGCGCAATGGCGGTGATCCTGAGGAAAATCTGAAAAATATGAATGTGGTGATCCAAAATCATCACAAGGCGTATTTGCAGGTGCAAAATTTGGAGGCCGATCTTGAAAAACGTGGTCAACTTATCCGCGCAACACGCGCATCCCAACTCGACCTTGCCGATGCCCGATCGGAAATACATACCAGATTGGCTCGGTTCAAAGAACGTAGAGGAGATCACTGAGTTTCTGGACACGCTATCGGATAATGCATTGGCAAGCCTGCCGTGGATGTTTGATTTTTGGGCGCTGGAACATCAGGTGCCACCCGTTGGCGATTGGGCCACTTGGGTAATATTGGGCGGGCGCGGTGCGGGCAAAACCCGCGCTGGTGCCGAATGGGTGCGCGCGCAAGTGGAGGGTGCCAAGGCGCATGATCCAGGGCGTTGTTCGCGTGTGGCATTGATCGGTGAAACCATCGATCAAACCCGCGAGGTGATGGTGTTTGGCGACAGTGGCATTATGGCCTGTAGCCCACCAGACCGCCGCCCCGAATGGATCGCGAGCCGCAAACAATTGATCTGGCCCAATGGCGCTACGGCACAGATTGTTTCGGCCTATGATCCAGAGAGCCTGCGTGGCCCGCAATTTGATTGCGCATGGCTGGATGAATTGGCGAAATGGAAAAAGGCGCGTGAAACATGGGATATGTTGCAATTCACACTTCGCCTTGGGGATCGCCCACAGCAATTGGTAACAACGACACCCAAAAACATGGCGTTGTTAAAACAGATATTGGATGCGCGTGATACGGTTGTGACCCGTGCGCCAACCACGGCCAACCGTGTTAATCTGGCGCCCAGCTTTTTGCAAAAAGTGGTGGCGGATTACGCGGGTTCACGGCTTGGCCGGCAAGAATTGGATGGCGAATTGCTAGAAGATTTCGAAGGCGCGTTGTGGAAGCTATCGATGTTTGACGCAAGCCGCGTTGAGGAAACGCCCGTGTTGGATCGCATCGTTGTGGCCGTGGATCCCCCTGCGACCAGTGGCAAATCATCCGATGCCTGTGGAATTATCGTTGCAGGTGTTTGCAACCAAGGTGCGCCGCAAGATTGGAAAGCCTATGTTTTGGCGGATCTGAGCGTACATTCTGCCAGTCCCAATCAATGGGCGCAGGTTGCGATTGACGCATTTCATGATTTTGGCGCAGATCGCGTGGTGGCAGAGGTGAACATGGGGGGTGAAATGGTTGAAAGCGTTTTGCGCCAACAAGCCGCTTTTTTACCCTATCGCGGGGTTCGCGCCACACGGGGCAAGCTGGCGCGGGCAGAACCTGTTTCGACATTATACGAACAGGGGCGTGTGCATCATCGCGGCGCATTCAAAGCATTGGAAGACCAGATGTGCCAGATGACCCAATCGGGCTTCCAAGGCAGCGGCAGCCCCGATCGGGTGGATGCGCTGGTTTGGGCATTGACCGATTTGATGGTTGAACCCAGCAATGTTTATCAAAACCCGAAAATTCGCCCGCTGTAAGGCACGAATTTCAACAGCAATTCAAATTCTGACAATCAAAAGGAGCATGCCACATGGTTTTGCAATTCTTGAAGGGTGCGCGTGATGCAGTGCCCGAAACCAAAGCATCCGCAGCCGCGCCCGTGGTGGCGTTTCACGGGGCAGGGCGTGCGGTCTGGTCTGGGCGCGATACGGCCAGTTTGATGCGCAACGGGTTTAATGCAAATCCCGTTGGGTTTCGCTGTGTGAAATTGGTGTCAGAGGCGGTTTCGGCTATTCCCTTGGTCTTACAAGGCGGCGATGCGCGGTTCGACACCCATCCGATATTGGATTTGTTGCGCCGCCCAAACCCCACCCAAGGCAAGGCCGATTTGTTTGAAAATCTGGTTGGTCAACTGTTGTTGACAGGTGATGCCTATGTCGAGGGGGCCGGGTTGATTGATGGGGATATTCCAGCGGAATTATACGTTTTGCGATCGGATCGCATGCGGGTGATCCCCGGTGCGGATGGCTGGCCGAGTGCATATGAATATGCCGTGGGTGGGAAAAAACATCGCTTTGACATGCGCACGGGCGCTGATCCGATTTTGCATATCAAGACGTTTCACCCAACGGATGATCATTACGGATTGTCACCCATGCATGCCGCCGCATCGGCATTGGATGTGCATAATGCCGCGTGCAAATGGTCCAAATCATTGCTGGATAACGCCGCGCGCCCATCGGGTGCGATTGTTTACAAAGGTGTCGATGGCATGGGCGGTTTGGGCAATGATCAATACCAGCGTTTGATGGATGAAATCACCCAAAACCATGCAGGTGCGGCCAATGCAGGACGCCCTATGTTACTGGAAGGCGGGCTTGATTGGAAACAAATGGGGTTCAGCCCATCGGATATGGAATTTCAAAAAACCAAGGACAGTGCAGCGCGTGAAATTGCGCTCGCCTTTGGGGTGCCGCCGATGTTGCTTGGCCTGCCAGGGGATAATTCATATGCGAATTACGTCGAAGCAAACCGTGCGTTTTACCGCCTAACCGTGTTGCCATTGTTGGGCAAAATCAGCGGTGCGTTGGGCAATTGGTTGCAGACGTTTCACGGCGAGGCGTTGACGATCAGCGCTGATCTGGATGCGATCCCAGCGCTCGCCACCGAGCGTGATGCGCGTTGGAAACGGATTTCAGAGGCGGATTTTTTAACCGACGCTGAAAAACGCAGCTTGCTTGGTCTGTCCAATCAGGTGGGCGCATGAGCCGCGAGCAAAGCGGTGGTTCGCGCTTTCTTTATGAACCATTTGATGCGGCCAACGCACGCATAGATGCACAAGAGGCGGTTTTGAACGAACGCTGGCTGGCGCTGGAGCGTCGCCTTGGCATGATCGAGGCAAGCCTAGAGCGGTTGGAACGCCGATTATGGCTCGCGGTTTATGGCGTGCTGGCGGTGGTGTTGACACGCGGCATTGCGACTTTGCTTGAAATTTCAAATTCATAGGTAGGGAAATAGATGTATTTATCCAATGGCTTAGAAACCAAATTCCAATCATTTGACACCAATACGGGGTTGAAAACCGGCAGCGAAATCAGCGGCTATGCCTCTGTTTTTGGGGCGGCGGATCAGGGCGGCGATGTGGTGCAAAAAGGTGCATATGCCGCGAGTTTGCAAGCATTGCGCGATGCGGGGCGCAGCGTGAAAATGTTGTGGCAGCATGATCCCACAAAACCCATCGGAGTGTGGGACGAAATTTTTGAGGATGATCACGGATTATTCGTCAAAGGCCATGTTTTGGAAAATGTGCAGGCGGGTGCAGAGGCATTGTCGCTGGTACAGGCGGGCGCAATTGATGGGTTATCCATCGGGTATCGTACCAAACAGGCCCAAAAAGACGCCAAAGGTGGGCGCATTTTAAATGAATTAGATCTTTGGGAGGTTTCATTGGTGACATTTCCAATGCTCCCCGAGGCGCGTGTGGGTGCATCCGATGCAACACTCGCCAATGAGCTGGTCTCGGCAATTGCTGCGGCCCGCGAAACCCTGCTGGCCTGAGTGCCAGCGCCAACCCCAAAAGGAAAACTGATGAGCACTCAACAGACAAAATCCCTGTCAGGCCAGCAAAGCGATGGTTTGGAGGTTAAGGCCGCATTGGCCGCATTTCTTACCGATGTGACGAAAACGAATACTGAATTGAAATCCCAAATTGAACTACAGGAAAAACGCATGAATATGATGGAACGCAAATCTGCAAATGCTGCTCGCCCAAACCTTTCTGCGACGGCGGAATTGGATGTCCCCCACAAGAAAGCATTCGCAGCATATCTGCGATCTGGGGATGATGAAATGATGCGTGGATTGCCAATGGAAGAAAAGGCAATGTCAACGGCGGTGGCCGCCGATGGTGGCTATTTGGTTGATCCACAAACATCTGATACGATTTCATCAGTGTTGCGCAATGCATCATCCATTCGATCCATTGCCAATGTTGTTGCCGTGGAAAGCACCGCATTCGATGTGTTGGTTGATACAACGGATATTGGTGCCGGCTGGGCCACAGAAACCGATGGTTCGGTGGAAACAGGCACCCCACAGGTGGAACGCATTTCAATCCCATTGCATGAATTATCCGCCCTACCAAAAGCATCGCAACGCCTGTTGGATGACAGCGCATTTGATGTGGAAGGTTGGCTCGCCGGGCGTATCGCCGACAAGTTTGCCCGTGCCGAGGGTGGCGCGTTTATTTCAGGTGATGGTGTTGATAAACCAACTGGGTTTTTGACATATTCATCGGTTGCGAATGGTGCGTGGACATGGGGCAATCTGGGCTATGTCGCCACGGGGCAGGATGGTGATTTTTCCAATACGGAACCTGCGGATGCGATTGTTGATTTGGTTTATTCACTGGGTGCGCGATACCGTGCGAACGCATCATTTGTGATGAATTCCAAAACTGCGGGTGCGGTGCGCAAGATGAAAGATGCGGATGGTCGTTTCCTTTGGTCCGATGGGCTGGCCGCGGGTGAACCAGCGCGTCTTATGGGGTATCCTGTGTTGATCGCAGAAGACATGCCAGACATCGCATCGGATGCCACCGCCATTGCATTTGGCGATTTCAACGCTGGCTACACCATTGCCGAACGCCCAGATTTGCGCATTTTGCGCGACCCGTTTAGCGCAAAACCAAACGTTCTGTTTTATGCAACAAAACGTGTTGGTGGCGATGTTTCGGATTTCGCAGCGATCAAGCTTTTGAAATTCGCTGCATCCTAAGGCGCGACATTATTCAAATAAATTAACGGTTTAGGGTGGTTCGCCACCCTGAAAGGTGCCGCGCAATCCCGCGCGGTGCCCTTGGCATTGTGCGCATTGTCTAGCTGCTCCCCTCCGTCCGAGCAATGCGTGCAATGCCGATTTATAATTCAGGAGACATCCATGATACTGACCGAATTGACCAGTATTGGCGCGGACGCTTTGCCGATCCAAGCATTCAAAGACCATTTGCGATTGGGCACAGGATTTGCGCAGGATGATCTGCAAGATAACCTGTTGGAATTATACCTGCGCACAGCGATTGCAACGATTGAAGGGCGCGTTGGGCTGATCCTGATCCCGCGCCGATTTAGCTGGTCTTTGACCAAATGGCGCAGTTCTGATCGCCAACCATTGCCCATCCGACCCGTTTCAGAAATTTTGCGATTTCGAGCATCGATAAGAATGGCAATGCCACAGTTTTGAACGGTGATTTGTTCAAATTCGAACCAGATGATCAAAGCCCGAGCGTTGTGTCACCCACGGGGAATTTTCCCCAGATTGGCGCGGGCAACACGATTGAGATCGTGTTTGGCGCGGGGTTTGGCCCGACATGGGAAAATGTGCCAAGTGATCTGCATCATGCGGTGTTGTTGTTGGCCGCGCATTTTTACGAAAACCGTAACGGCACGTTTGATGCCAACACCACATTCCCGATGGCGGTGATGGCGTTGATTGAACGCCACCGACCCATGCGTTTGGGACAGGGGGTGTGATGATGGATGCCGCGCAATTGACCCGAAAATTGGTGTTGGAAACGCCAGTGCGCATTGGTGATGGCGCTGGTGGTTTCACGCAAACCTGGCAGGCGCTTGGTGCGTTATGGGCGCATGTCAGCGCCAAGGGCGTGTCCGAACGTGCGCACGCGGGTGGAACACTATCCACCCTGCGCCACGAGATTACCGTGCGAAATGCGCCCATTGGCGATGATCAGCGTCCCAAACCCGAACAACGTTTCGTGGAGGGAACGCGCATTTTCATCATCGAAACCGTGGCAGAGGCCGATGCGTTCGGGCGGTTTTTAACTTGTGTTGCGCGTGAGGAGGGTTTGACATGAATTACGCTGCTTCTGTTGCGTTACAGACCGCGATTTATGATGCGTTGATGAATGATGCCGCGTTGACAGCGCAATTATCGGGCCAAATTTTTGATGCGCCACCAACGGGTGATTTGCCACAAATATACGCATTGATCGGCGATGAGCGCGTGTTGGATCGATCTAGCAAAACATCATCCGCCGCCATTCACGAATTTCGCGTGTTGGTGATTGCGACCGAGTCTGGATTTACGAATGCCAAGCATGCCGCAAGCGAGATTGCGAAGGTGTTGCAAACGACCCCTCTCAATTTAAGCCACGGAATTTTGGTGGATTTATCGTTGCGATCTGTGCGCGCAACGCGGGGCAATATTGCCAATCGTCGCCAAATTGATCTGACATTTCGCGCCTATATCGACGCAGTTTAACCAAGATTGGAGCCTTTTATGCCCTTTGGATTATATAAAAAACCAACATATATCACCTTTGGTTCCAGCGGGGGCGGAGGTGGCTTTGTTTCCAGTGTGAATGCGCAAACGGGTGCGGTTTTGCTGGATACATCCCATATCGAGCCAAGCGTTGATCGCAATTATGTCAGTGATGCGCAACTGGCCGCGATTGGCACGGCGGGTGATGCCGCGGGCGTATTTGAAACCCTTGTGGATTTGCGTGTTGCCAGTGATATCGCCATTGGCGATGTGGTGATGACCAAAGGTTATCACACAGCCGGTGATGCGGGGGCTGCGCGATATGAAATCGTGGCAGCGAACACCGGCGTTGATGATGGTGGCAGTTTCATTGATTTAACGGGTGTGAATTTACAAGCGCGGGCCATTTTTAATGGTCCTGTGACGTTGGAACAGTTTGGTGCGATTGGCGATGGACAGACCAGTGCGGTATCTGCGTTGATCGCGGCGGATGCGGTCAGCGATCACATATTGCTGCAATCAGGTGGGTATCTGATTGATGCAAACACCAGCATTTCGGCACAGATGCATTTCATCGGTGGTTGGGTTTTGGTGACAAACGCCGCGGTTTTGTCACTGCCTTTGCCTCAAGCGGGGTTGGAACAGATTTTCGATCTGCAATCGGGCGGAGTTGTGGATCTGGTTGATGGTGATGTCGTGCATCCTGAATGGTGGGGCGGGGGTGCCACATCCATTCAACGCGCGTTGGATCAATCCGCTGTCGGCGCGCGCGTGGCGTTGCATGGTGAATATCCAATTGCGGGTTTGGCGATCAGCGATACACATGCAGGTAAATCCATTGTGGGTGCGGATACTGGCACGCAATTGCAATTGATTGCTGGGGCCGATGTGGCGGCGGTGTCGTTTGATACAATTGCAGGGGATGTGAATGTCACGCTTCGCAATTTGGTGATTGATGCAAATAAAACAGGCCAAGGCGTCAATGACATAAATGGCATAGATTTCAATGGTGTATCTGGCGTTGTTCTTGAGAATATCGCGATTTTGAACGCAGCCCAAGATGGCATGGCCTTTTTGGGTGCGGACAATAACGTGACCTTGCTGGGGAAAGTTGAAATTGCCCATTCTGGGCGCGATGGGATTGATGGAACGCGGGTGGGAACCAGCCAATTCAACGCCGATATCCATTGTCATCACAACACTGGTCGCGGTGTGGTTATTGGCGCTTATGGTCAGGTGAATGCTGGCTTTATCAAGGCCGAAAATAACGGTGGTGAAGGCGTGGTTTGGACTTGCGAAAACCCCAGTTATATCCACCTGTTGCAATGCCAGGATAACGGCATGGCGGGGTTGCATTATGCGGGCGATGCCTTGGTGATTGGCACTGCGATCATGCCCGATAATGGGGTGATTGCCACGACGACAACCACCCAATGTGGTGTGTCCGATCAGGGGAAACATCTGCGTATTCGCACATTAGCAAATCCAAGCCGCGAGGGCGCGGATATCGTGCATAACCAAAAGACGCTTTATTTTGGCAATAGCATTGGTGCGGTGGTGCAAACGGTGAATGACACCGCAACACAAGTGAACCAAGTTGCCAGCGGGCAGACGCTAAATATTTTCAATACGCGGCGCAATTTATTGGGCCCCAAGATCATCGAGCGGCGCAGTTACAGCGGTAGTTTAACCGAACACAACGCAATCCCATATGGGTTTCGCCCGATCCAATGCCCCGACATATATGGTGCGGTGCATATTTTTGATGTGGGTGTGAATTATTATGTCACCGACACCAATTTGACCCGATCATCAAATGGATCACAGCTGGAATTGCGCATCAGCGCCAGTGCGGATGTGAACCTTAACTGGGGCAGTAGCTATCGCGGGGCAGATGGCAATCCGTTGCCAGCAACACAGATGCAGACGGGGCAAGATTATGATTTTGCCTTTATCCGCCGCGCCGCAAATTGGTTTTTGATCCCCTAATTTCACAACTGGGCACGGCCCAAATGCAATCCTGAAAGGAATTATTATGACTGCTCAAAATGGCAAAGACCTGTTGATCAAGGTCGATATGGATGGCTCTGGTGCGTTTGAAACGCTGGCAGGGCTGCGTGCATCGCGCATTAGTTTCAATGCACAAACGGTGGATGTGACCAGCATCGAATCCGAAGGGGGCTGGCGTGAATTGCTGGCGGGTGGCGGTGTGCGATCCGCGGCAATCAGCGGATCAGGGGTGTTTCGTGATGAAAACACAGATGAACGCGCCCGCCAGATTTTTTTCGATGGTGATATCCCGATGTTTCAGGTCGTCATCCCCGATTTTGGCACCGTAGAGGGCGCATTTCAAATCGCATCCATCGAATATGCAGGCCAATACGAGGGCGAGGCGACATATGAATTATCGCTGGCATCTGCGGGTGCGATCCAATTCGCAGCGGCATTATGATGAATCCCCATCGTGGCGAGGTGGCGATCACATTAAACGGTGAAACGCGCCCTATGCGCCTTACGCTTGGCGCCTTGGCTAGTTTGGAACATGATTTGGGCGAGGATAGTTTGTTGGCCCTGATCGAGCGGTTTGAACAGGGCCATTTTCGCACCGATGATATTGTGCGCCTGTTATATGCCGGCCTAGCGGGTGCTGGTTGGGATGGTGCGCAATCTGATCTGTTGTCAGCCAATATCGATGGTGGCCCCATGGCCGCCGCCAAGGCCGCAGGACGTTTGTTAAAGCTGTCATTTGGGCCGGTGGAATGAATGAACAGCGCGGGCTTGATTGGGCGGCGTTGATGGCGCTTGGGCTGCATCAGCTGCGTCTGAACCCAACGGAATTTTGGGCACTTACACCATATGAATTGACCATCATTGCCGGTGTTTCGCGCGGTGATACGCGTGTGCTTGGCCGCACGGGGTTAAACGCGTTGATGGCTCAATTTCCTGACAGTTAATCGAAAGGACGATCATGGCAGATTACATATCTGATATCCAAGACCTGGATACGCAATTGGATCAACTGGAAGGCGCGATTAGCGCCACAACCAAAGTGTCCGCGGCGTTTCAGGCGGAATTGGCTGGTATGGAAACCAGCATCAGCGCCGCAGGGCAACAGGCGGGACATCTGAATAAAAACCTAAGCTCGGGATTGAAATCCGCGTTTAGCGATCTGGTTTTTGAGGGCGCTAAATTATCCGATGTTTTGCGCAATGTCGCCATGTCGATGATTGAATCCACGTTCAATTCATCGATTGCGCCCCTGACGGATGCATTGGGGGGTGCGTTGACCGCTGGTTTAACCGGATTGTTTTCTGGTGGCTTGGCATTTGAAAAAGGTGGCGCATTTTCGCAAGGGCGCGTGATGCCATTTGCCAAAGGTGGAGTGGTAACAGCGCCAACTACATTCCCGATGCGTGGTGGCACAGGGTTAATGGGCGAAGCAGGGCCAGAGGCGATTATGCCCCTGTCACGCGGTGCGGATGGTGCATTGGGTGTGCGCACCAATGGTGGGGGTTCTGTCACGGTGAACATGAATATCACCAGCCCCGATGTTGAAAGTTTCCGTCGATCACAAACACAGGTCGCAGCAGGTTTAAACCGCGCAGTTCAGCGCGGCCGCCGTAATTTTTAAGGGAGCAAACCAATGAATTTTCACGAAGAACGATTTCCCGCCAAGCTATCGCTTGGGTCCATCGGGGGGCCAGAACGGCGTACCGAAATTGTGACCATTGCCAGTGGTTTTGAGGAACGCAATTCCCCCTGGAAACATTCGCGCCGTCGATATGATGCAGGGGTCGCCATGCGAAGCCTTGATGATATGCAAAATGTCATTGCATTTTTCGAGGCACGCCAAGGGCGGTTATTCGGGTTTCGCTGGAAAGATTGGTCCGATTACAAAAGCGCGGCACCGTCAAATGTGATCACGCCAACCGATCAGGAATTGGGAATTGGTGATGGCCTGCGCGATATTTGGCAATTGTGCAAAACCTATCGCAGTGGTGCGCATGATTATTGCCGCGAAATTTCCAAACCTGTTTCGGGCACTGTTTTGTTGGCCGTTGATGATGTGGAAATTTTTGAAGGTGATGATTTCAACATCGATGTGAACAGTGGCAAAATCCATTTTCATAATCCTCCTTCGGAAGGGGCATTGGTGACTGCTGGGTTTGAATTTGATGTGCCTGTGCGATTTGACACCGATCGATTGGAAATGACCGTGGCTGGTTTTCAATCAGGCGAAGTTCCTAATGTTCCCGTGGTGGAGGTGCGCGTATAATGCGACATGTCAGCGAAGCATTGCAATCCCATCTGGATACGGGGGCAACGACCATCTGTCGATGCTGGAAAATCCAACGTAGCGATGGGCAGGTTTTGGGGTTTTCGGATCATGATAGTGAACTGGAATTCGACGGTGTTGTGTTTGAGGCATCATCAGGAATGAACGCCAGTGCACTGCAATCCGCATCAGGTTTATCGGTGGATAATGCCGAAGGTGTTGGTGCGCTGAGCTCTGATCATATCAGCGCGAAGGATATCGATGCGGGGCGGTATGATCATGCGGAGGTGTTCCATTGGTTGGTCAACTGGCAAAATGTATCACAACGATGTTTGATTTTTCGCGGGTATCTGGGCGAAATTCGCCGTGGGCCAAGTGCGTTTAACGCAGAGCTGCGCGGATTATCAGAAGCATTAAACGTACCCATCGGGCGTGCATATTTGCGCCAATGCGGGGCAAATTTGGGTGATGCAGGGTGTGGTTTTAACCCGCTTGAAGATGGTTTTTTCGCAGATGTGCCCGTGAAACGATCAGAGCAAAACGCCACTTTATTTTTTCGTGGGCTGACCGATTTTCAAGAAGGTTGGTTTACCTATGGCAAATATGAATGGCTGACGGGGGAAAACGCGGGCATGATTGGTTTGATCCAATATGACGGCCGTGTTCATTCGGAACGTGTGATTGAACTGGATGTATCCAGCGCATTTCCCATCCAAGACGGCGATAAAATTCGTTTGATCGCAGGGTGCGATAAATCCGCCAATACATGTCGTGCTAAATTCAATAACTTTGTGAATTTTCAGGGTTTCCCATTCATCCCCGGCGAAGATTGGGCCGTTGCCTATCCCGTGCGTGACAACGACAATTCAGGCGATAGCCGCATTGTGGATTTGTTCACATCAGATGGATTTAACGCATGATTATTTCTGATGAAGGTCGGTTAATCGTGGCATCGGCGCGACAATGGATTGGCACACCATATCGCCATCAATCCAGCACAATCGCACATGGTGCAGATTGTTTGGGATTGGTGCGTGGAGTGTGGCGCGATGTATTGGGGGCAGAGCCTGAATGCCCGCCAGCATATACACCTGATTGGTCTGAAACTGGTGATGTTGAACAATTGTGGCAGGCCGCATTGCGCCATTTGCATCATGTGGATGATCGCAAAACCTTGCATCTGGGCGGGGTGATGTTGTTTCGGATGCAACCAAAATCAGTCGCGAAACATTTGGGCATTGTGGCGCAATCAGACGCTGGCTTTGCCACGCTTGTTCACGCCTATAGCGGGCGGGGCGTGGTGGAAACGCCACTGACAAATGCATGGTTGCGCCGCTGTGTGGCGCAATTTCGTTTTCCAAACAGGAGATAACCAATGGCAACGATTGTTCTTGCCGCTGCTGGTGCCGCCGTTGGTGGTGCCGTTGGTGGTACATTTTTAGGTGTGGGTGCAGCGGCCATTGGTCAGGCAATCGGGGCATCCATCGGTGGTGTGATTGACCAAGCTGTGTTTGGTCAAGGTGCACCAGTGGTTGAACATGGACGCGTTGATAAATTTCGCGTCCAGAGCACCACCGAAGGGGCCATTATTCCCCGTATCATGGGGCGTTCGCGCATTGCTGGGCAAATGATATGGTCCAGCAATTTTATGGAACACAAAGAAACCCAATCAGCAGGCAAAGGTACCGGTGGTGCCAAGGTTGATTCATATAGCTACAGCGTGAGTTTCGCGATGGCGCTTGGCGAAGGGGTTGTTTCCAAGATCGGACGCATTTGGGCCGATGGTCAGGAAATTTCCCGCCAAGATATTCAAATGACGCTTTACAGCGGGACGAGTGATCAATTGCCCGACCCAGTGATCGCGGCGGTGGAGGGTATCGACCAAACGCCAGCGTTTCGCGGCACGGCCTATGTCGTGTTTGAAAACTTGCCACTTGGGACATATGGCAATCGCATACCTCAGCTTAACTTCGAAGTGTTTCGCAATGCACAGATTAGCGGGGAAACATCGCACGGTGCCGCACACACGGTGAATGGCGTGTGTTTAATACCAGGAACCGGCGAATATGCCTTGGCCACAGAACAGGTGCATTTCCCCGGTGAATTTGGCGATCATAGTGGGGCAAATGTGAATACTGCGCGTGGGGGTGCGGATTTCATCCATGCGGTTGATGATCTGGTTGCGGATGCCCCCAATTGCAAATCGGTGTCATTGGTTGTGAGCTGGTTTGGCAATGATTTGCGTTGTAACCACTGTGATATCCGCCCGATGGTTGAACAAAACGAGGTTGATGGTAAGCCGCAAAAATGGCGCGCTGGTGGACTATCACGCGCCGACGCAAGCGTGATCCCCAAAGTGGATGGGCGCAGTATTTTTGGTGGCACCCCATCTGATGAATCCGTCATGCAAGCGATTGAGCATCTGCGTAACATGGACCAAGAGGTGATGTTTTACCCGTTTATCCTGATGGATATTTTGGATGGAAATACATTGCCAAACCCGTGGGATGATGATGTCGGGCAACCGATTATGCCATGGCGTGGGCGCATAACAAGCAGCACCGCGCCACGCCGCGACAACAGCCCCGATCAAACAGAAACCGCCACAAATGAAGTGGCGGTTTTTTTTGGCACTGTGCAGGTTTCAGATTTCACCATTTCAGCGGGTAATGTCATTTATTCGGGGCCTGCGGAATGGTCGTATCGTCGATTTATTTTGCATTATGCAAGTTTATGCGCCGCAGCGGGCGGTGTGGATGCGTTTTGCATTGGTTCCGAAATGCGCGCACTGACACAATTGCGCGGTGCAGGGAACACATTCCCCGCGGTTGATCAACTGATTGAACTTGCACAGGATGTGCGGGCGATTTTGGGTCCAGAGACAAAAATTAGTTACGCCGCGGATTGGTCGGAATATTTTGGATATCACCCCCAAGACGGGAGCGGTGATGTGTTTTTCCATTTGGATCCGCTTTGGGCCAGTGCGGATATCGATTTTATCGGCATTGATAATTACATGCCGCTGTCTGATTGGCGTGATGGGTCGGATCACTTGGATGCAGGGGCGAATTCCGCTTATGACCAAGACTATTTACAATCAAATATCGAGGGTGGCGAAGGGTATGATTGGTATTATGCAACGCCGCTTGATCGAGAAACGCAAACGCGCACACCCATCAGTGATGGTGCATATGCGCAGCCTTGGGTTTTTCGATACAAAGACATGCAAAGCTGGTGGTCACGCAAACATTACAATCGTATCGGGGACATCCGCGCGGCACAGGAAACCGCGTGGGTTCCTGCGTCAAAACCAATTTGGTTTACGGAATATGGATGCCCTGCGATTGATAAGGGATGTAATCAACCAAATGTTTTTGTTGATCCAAAATCATCTGAATCCGCCAAGCCGTATTTTTCAAACGGTGATAGCGATGAATTGATTCAGCGCGCATATTTAAAGGCAACGCATGATTATTGGCGCAATCCCAAGAACAATCCGATTTCAGACAGCTATCACGGCCATATGATTGATATGGATCACGCGCATGTCTGGGCGTGGGATGCACGCCCGTGGCCCGAATTTCCTGCGCGTGGTGATGTATGGTCGGATGGTGGAAATTACATGTTCGGTCATTGGGTTTCGGGGCGGCTGTTTGGCCAAGATTTGGCGGATGTAGTGCGTGAAATCTGCGAAAACGCGGGTTTTCGTGATTATGATGTTTCAAAGCTGTTTGGGAACGTCATTGGCTATGCCATCGAGCAGGGACAAACCGCACGTGAATCCTTGCAACCCTTGATGCAAGCGTTTGAATTTGGCGCAAGCGAAGTTAACGGCAAGATTGTGTTTGAGCATCTGTCATCGCACCCAAAAACAAATATCACAGATCAACATATGGCGCTGGATATCGAAGGACAGGAACAATTTTCCAAAACCCGTGCAGCGGATGAAACATTGGCAGGGCGGATGCGTTTGGCGTTTTATAACCCCGAAGATCATTATCAATCGGGCGAAGTGGAAGTGGCATTGCCAGACGGTGATAAAACCCAAATTTCACGCCATGAATTGCCACTGACAATGCGCAAAAACCATGCAAAATCATTGCTACGTAAATGGATGAAAACATCACAGATCAGCAAAGATCAAATGAGTTTTGCTCTGCCAATGTCGCAACTGGGATTAACGGGTGGGGATGTCATTGAAATTAACGGTGATGATAAATCTGCGTTGTATCGGATTGATCAAATCGAAGAACAAGGTGCGCGGATTGTGAACGCCGTGCGCATCGAACCTGCGCGAAATTCAACGTTGGAACCGCAACAAGCCATATCGCCACCCCGCGATATTGCGCCAAATTTACCAATTTACGCAAAGGTGTTGGATATTCCAAATTTATCGTCTGATGACAATCCGTTGCTACCCTATGTTGGGGCAACGGCAAATCCTTGGGGTCAAGCGGATGTGTATATTTCTGCGGAAAATGACGGGTTTGAGCAAACCAATAAGTTGTTAAGCGCGGCTGTTTTTGGCAAAACCAAAGAACCCTTTGCCGCGGCAATTCCAAGCCTTTGGTCACGCACGGTTTTGCACATTGATGTTTCACAAAATGATTTACAATCAGCCAGTGAGCTATCTGTTTTAAATGGCAAAAACGCGTTTGCAATCAAAGACAGCGCCAGTGCGGATTGGGAAATCGTGCAATTTCAGATAGCGGATCTGCAACCCGATGGCAGCTATGTTTTAAGTGGTTTTTTGCGGGGGCAATTGGGTACGGAACATTTGATCCCTGAAGAATGGCCCACCGGAGCGGATATCGTGTTTTTGAACACAGGCGTTTCACAGGTGCAAATTCCACATAACCTGAGCGGTTTAGATGTGAACTTGCGCATTGGGCCTGCGAGTAAACTTCATACCGATGACGCTTATGAACAATCCGTGTTTACACCAAAATTGAACGGGTTGCGCCCATATGCGCCTGTGCATTTGCAATGTGAAAATTTGGCCAATGGCGACAAAAACTTTCATTGGGTGCGGCGCACGCGCATTGGTGGGGACAATTGGCAATCAGTTGACGTTCCACTTGGTGAAATTCGCGAAGAATATCAGGTGCAGATTATTGGTGCAGGCACAGTTTTACGCAGCGAAATCGTCACAAACAGCGGTTGGAATTACACCGCCAACGCGCAGGCAAATGATGGTGTTACAGGTGAAATCGAATTTTCCGTTTGCCAAATTTCAGAAACCTATGGGCCAGGCCCACAAACAAGGATGACCGTAAATGTCTGA